AGAAATTGATCAAGTGGGGGAGGCCATGCATATACGTGGCCAATAGTGATCCAAGAGAGGATAAAGACGCCGATGTGGCATGGTTGGAAGGAAATTGTGATTTTCATTATGTAACGGAATCACTGCTTAGCGCTCATGCCAGTACCACGTCCCCTCAGGAGTGAACTGAAACGAGGCTGTACCAGCTTGGGCGGGAGATTCTAGCCTAACCATATCCCAAATATACACGTCTCCTAGACCTGGTTTACCTTCTGTAGAATAAGGAATGGATGTCATGCCCTGAGCATTCTCATCATCGTCATACACGATGTTTTTGTTGATGGGAAGCCATTGCTTGATGTTGATGATTTTACCGGATTCATTTCCGGGATTGAAAGAACGAACGCGGTCATAAAGGAGGGTGACACGCGACTTATCGACCATAGCGGTGTAGGGATCGTACCAATCCTCATTTTGCACACCCTCAAAGAGGAGTGTAGTTATCTGGGTAAGAATGGGTGACTCAACGGTATTGAGAGCACGGACGGTGGTCTGACCAAATTCATCCTGAAGACCATCGATTGGTGGAATTAAACTGTTGTCGGTCCAGAAATCTCGTATCTGCGGGCCCTTCATTGCGAATACGACCCTGCGCCACGACCATGTGCCGCCTGCGCCAAGTTTGATGTTGATTCGCTCACGATAACCACGTGCATATGTTGAGGTAGTATTCCGACCGTGCATAGTGGGGTTGGACAAAAAGTGGCGTGATGAGGCCAAAAAAAGGGAGTTAAAACCGGTACCGACAAGGAGGCCTCCACTAGTGGATGATCCATCGGTGCCCAAAACGGTGGGCATAAGGTTGTCCCGCTTTTTGTTGGAGGCGACATTAAGTATTCTTCTTTTGGTTGTACGCCTTACGGGCCGCCTTCGACGTGCCGAGTAGGACTTGCGTCGGATGACCCTTGCGCGGGAGGGGCGGCTGATCCTCCTCCTCCTCCGACGGTAGCTCTTCCTCCAAGGCATCTTCGAACTCGAGGAGGCTAATGCGGTGACGAACGTCGATTATTGCCTGATTGAGCTTAGCGATGTGACGGTAAATATTGCTGAGCTCCTTAAGGAGGTCAGTGGGGTGCTCAGGTTTCGGGGTGTGATCCATGTTGGCGGGGTCTCGGACTGTAGTAAGAACCCGAGAGGGGGGGCCGCCGGCCTTATATAAACGGGAGCTGTGTCCCTGTGTCCCTGTGTCCTGGTAGATAATATTAATTGCTACCAGGACACAGTATGCCCAATGCCGTCACGTGGAAATTCCGCTATGCGCTCCTCACCTACGCCCAGTGTGGCGATCTCGACCCTTGGGCGATTGTTCAACATTTTGCGGGACTTCGAGCTGAGTGTATCATTGGACGAGAAGCTCATCAAGATGAAGGAATTCACCTACACGTATTCGTCGACTTCGGGAGGGTTTTTCGGTCGCGACGCACGCAAGCATTCGATGTTGAGGGACGCCATCCGAATGTACAACACGTTAACCGAACTCCGTGGGTGGCGTACGATTACGCAATCAAGGAGGGAGATGTGGTTGCAGGGGGAGCAGAAAGACCCTCTGAAGGATGTGGAGCTGGGCTACCAAAATCTGGTGATGTCTGGTCTGAAATCATGGCAGCTGAAACTCGAGATGAGTTTTTTAACCTATTGCAGGAGTTGGCTCCTCGGAGCCTCGTCACTAGTTTTAACTCGTGCAGAGCGTTTGCCGAGTGGAGATATCGAGTGGATCCTGAACCATATCGACACCCCGATGGATTGTACTTCGAAGCAGATCGAGTGGCTATATTGCATGACTGGGCTGAAAAAAACCTGGGAAGACAGTCATCTGGTGAGTGCTACCCTCCCTACGCTACGCTCCGGGGGGGCCTAGGAAAGGAAAAAGTGCTATGTGGCTGAAGGGCTAATGAGCCACCCCCTCCCCTGCGGCCCTTCGGGACCTCGGGGGGGGCCCCCAAGGGGCTCGCGGCTGGTGTACGTGCTTATACTAATGCTACGATAGACAGAGCAAGAAGTCTGGTGCTCATTGGACCTACTAGAGTGGGAAAAACACTATGGGCGCGGTCTCTCGGTAGACACGCCTATTTCGGAGGCCTATTCTGCATGGAGGAGTCTCTTGAAGAAGTTGACTACGCGGTTTTCGACGACATGATGGGGGGCCTCCAATTCTTCCACTCATACAAATTCTGGTTGGGTGCGCAGAAGCAGTTCTACATCACCGACAAATACAAGGGGAAGAAATTGATCAAGTGGGGGAGGCCATGCATATACGTGGCCAATAGTGATCCAAGAGAGGATAAAGACGCCGATGTGGCATGGTTGGAAGGAAATTGTGATTTTCATTATGTAACGGAATC